ATTTCTAAATTAATAGCTTCATTATTTTCTCAAGGTTTTAAGCCTGAGTTCGAAAAATTCTTAGCCGATAAAAATATTCCGTTTGCTAATCAAACAGATTTATATATACAACGACTATTTAATACTGTATTAAATATTCCGAACGTTGAAATCATTTCTTATGATTTTAATGGTTCCGATATCACAGTTAAATTATCTGGTCCTTTTAAATCTTATGTAAATATTAACGGTAAGGATGCTAATTTTGATGATAACGGTATTGCGACTGTTACTATTAAAAATGCAAAAGTATCTCCACAAGACGGTATCTTCTTAAATTTATTAGTTCAGTCTACACCGTTTAAATCTGAAAAAGATTCTTCTTTAACATTCGATTCTTTTTCCAAAGAAGAAAATATTGGCGGTAAAACGTTCGATCTTTCTTATGAACAAGAAGATAAATTATATAAATTTTTAATTTCTAAAAAAATATATAATAATGATCCATCAAATATTCTTACAGCAGAATTTTTAGATAATAAAATTATTATTAAAAATACAGCATCTTTCGATATTTATGTTAACGAGCATAAGATCGAAAAAAAATCTAAAATAGAAATTCCACTTACTATTAAAAATTTATTAAATAGTAATACTACTTATTATGGTTTTGTTCATGATTGGAATAATCAACAATTAATAGGCGGCCAATACAATTCATATATTTCAACAGATAGTTTTAATTCATCTACAATGCAAAAATTTTATGAATTATTCGATCAAACTAAAGATTATAATCAAGATGGATTATATTTCGATAAAGACTCTGTCCTTAGAAATTATAATAATTCTAAGATTAATTTTAAAAAGCCTATTGAATTTAGAAATAACAATCCTATAAAATATTATGTAGTCGATGGTCAACAAATATTATCAGGTCAAGTAACTTCAGAAGACCTTAAAGACATTTCTGCATATCAGTGTCCAACTTCATTGACAACATATTTATATGATTCTACTGGAAAAGAAAAATATCTCTTTAATAGAGGAATAGGCAATAATGGTTTTATTATTTTTGATGTAGGTGAATAATTTTATATGACATACGAAGAACAATTAAAACAAATTCGGGATAGCGTTATTAAAAACGTATATCCGACTATTCAACAACAAGGTTCTTCGAATACTATGATTACTCTTCATTGGACAGCTGGTCATTATGACCAGTTGTTCGATGATTATCATATGTGTATCGATGGATCTGGTAACGTGCACATAATGCAAGATTTAGATAATCGTGCTAGTCATTGTTATCGTGAAAACACTAATAATTTTGGCATTTCGGCTTGCTCTAATTATGGTTCTGAATTAAATGGTGATGGCTTCACTGGTTATTCTACTTATACACCGGGGCCGGAGCCTGTTAATGCATTACAACTCGAAGCAATGGCGACTGTTATATATTTATGTTGTGTATCTTGGGGTTTACCGTTAAGTCAAGTATTTACTCACGGTGAACGTTGCTTAGCACGTCAAGACTTATACGACTATCCAGCAGAACGTTGGGATCTCGATATCCTCGTTCCAGAATGTCATACTCGTACCGAAGATGGTTTACATACTGCAGGCGGCAATTGGATTCGTAACCGTGCTCGTGAAATCGCTAAGATGAACGGAATCAATTATTTATAATAAGGAGATACTATGTCTATTATTTCTGAAATTGCACAAGGTTTAAGTTCTATTCTTAAAAAGAACCAAAAGCCAGTTATGCAATATGCTGAAAATATCGCTCTCATAGCCGAAGTTCCTTTCGATAAAGAAAAGGTAAATCAGTGCCAAGGGTTTACCTATAATCCTCAAACAGAAAAATTTATCGTAGCTTGTATCAATGCTGACAGTACGACACAAATCTTATATGAGTTAAATAAAGATTTTACGGTCGCGCGAAGCGCGGAGAATACTGGCGCCGATAAATTAGGTCACTGTAATACTTTATTCTTCGACGGTAAACTACGGGCTACGAATGGCGCCGCTAACGGTAATCGTATTTATACCGTAGGGGACGATTTAACTCCTGGCGAATACAAAGATTATACCGATAATTTTTATAATGTCGGTTATAATCCGGTAACAGGTCAGTACGTAAGTATTCTTCCCGGAGCCGATAACAGTACTCGTAAAATTCATATCTATGCGAATAGCGATTTAACTGACGGTAAAGAATACACAGTAACTGTTAACGAGAAAAATAACGATTCTAACGGCGCTTTATTTATCGGCAATAAAATTATATTCAGTCTAATGAGACGTATCGTAGAAGTCGAAATTAGCGATAATACGGCTACTATCGTTCGCGAACTTGAATTCGAACCAAAGGCCGAGATCGAAGACTTCGCATTGGTCGATGGTGCTATCTATATGGCAGCTAATAGCCACGACTATATTCGTATCTATAAATATAACTTCGTAAGAAGTTATTATAATAATATTAATAACGACTTTTTAAATAACGGTATCGTAGTCGGCAACCAAGTCGGTTATCACGGTCAATCTGTCGATAAATCTACTAATTATGTTATGGCTAAAATTAATGCTAATAACAATTTAGAAGTCGGCGACAAACGTAATCTTACGACTATCTTAGGTAAAGAATTAAAACATTATAATGGTACTAATTCTTATACCGTACTTACGACTTATCATTATGATAAAGCGATCTATAATAAAGTTAAAACCGACGAGCTCTTCGTTAAGAAAACAGAGCTTCAATCTTTAACCGGTAATAAACGATCTCTTAACGTTGTTACTGAAGGCGTCGATAACACAGGCGCTACCGACGTAACGGCTAAGCTAAACGAGATCTTTACTAAAGCAAATGCCGAAGGATATACCGAAGTTCTCTTTCCGGATGGTACTTATAAAATTAGCGATAAAGTAAAAATCATTTGTCCTCAAGATCGTAGTAAAGAATTAACTGTTAAATCTGAAACATTACATGGTGCCATTATTAATTGCGATCACGATGAATCTAATTCTAGTGTCGATACTATCGGTTTTATTTTGAGTTGTACTGACGATAACAATGGCGACCATCACGATGTTTATAATACGACTATTAAAGGTTTCTCCTTTAAAGTAGCACGAGAAGATATTAGTGGTAGCTATATTAAATTTATAAATGACGACAATAATCTCGATATGCGTCATTATAATCTCGTCTTAAAAAATATGAAGATGGCTAACACCAAAGATAATCAAGGTCAAAATATTGATTTGAGTCGTGAGATACATTATTCTACGATCGATAATATTATTTGCGATTATGGTCAATATGCTATACAAATAGAGGCTACAGATGGCGTCGGCATAAAGATTAGCAATGTTATTTCTAATAATTGTAACACGGGTATTTCTTCTTATTCTTATGCCGATATCGATAATGTAACGATTCATTATAGCGACGATTTTGATTTAGCTAATGTATCGTCCGTTATGCTTTATGCTAATAAGTTAAGTAATCTTAAATTGACTGGTCGCTGGAATCTATCGACTAATCTTATCGATATTTTTGCTATAGCTTCTACTGAGTTAAATAATATTACTTTGGATATTACGCATTCTGGTGAAGCTCAATATTTACCGGCCGAAGATTATCCTGTTCCATTTATTAAGATTGAGTCTAATAATGAAGATAAAGCTGAAATCAAAGTTAATAATTTAAAATTCCCTAACTTTGTTCAAAACTTTGCAGCACTTACTGATCGATATTTATTCTCTTGGATCGATTCTCCTCTGTTATCGATTGCTCCTAACGGTGTCGAAGAATCTGATAAATTAAAGTTATTTACTAATTTAGGTTCTACCGATGAGTATGGAGCTAAAGGTTATGTAAACAGACGATTCGAAGTTCGCGCCGAAGAAAATGCTAAGACAAGAGTTTTCGTAGGCCGAGATCGTTCGATTCGTGATCCTAATAATAATAATTATAGAAAAAATCAGTTATTCCAAGAAGAAGGTTCTGCTATTTACTTTAACGCAAAAGGCGAACCGAAGATGGATGCTAAAGATAATGATTATAGCAATTACGCGGCTGGTATTTCCGGTGACTTATATATCGAATCTGATCCGAAGGCTACCGGTCATTTAGGTTATGTATCGACATATAAATATACGACCGATACAGAATATGTACACGATAAACCGACTTCCGTTGTTAACAATGGTGACCGTACTTTATCGATTGGGTTCGATGTATATCCGACATGGCAAAACGGTTCTCATGCTGGTAAACCAGTCGGAGTTGGAGCCGAATTAGGTGCGTTAGGTAAAGGTAATTTCCCTATTATAGAAGCAGATCCTACAGCTAAGACTATGAAGCTTCGTATCCCGGAAGTTTATAAAGCCGATGTTGTTAATGCTCCTAGCGACTTCAATATGGAAGTTTATTTTATACCTGGATCTAATCTTAATACGATGTCTAATATGACATACGAAACTATTCCGGTTATTCATTCCGGTCCGACAGAAAATCGTCCGACTGAACATTTAGTTGTCGGTCAACAGTATTTCGATACGACACTCGATATGCCGGTGTTCTGGAACGGTACTAAATGGGTTGTTAATGCTGCCGATGTTAGCGACAGATTAAAAGATTATGTTCGCATCGACAAACTTATGGCAACCGATATGACACAAGCACCAGCGTTTGCTGGACAAATGATAATAGACAACAACACGCTTTATATTGCAGAGTCTACTGCAGGCCCTGGATCTTGGCGTATAGTTTATTTACAACCTAACGATCATTTATAATAAAGATATATCCCCGTACTTAGTGCGGGGATTTTTTCTGTAATATAGTAGTATATATTTTAAATCTACGAAAGGACATATTCATATGCCAGAAACTAATATATACGATTATGAGTTTAGTGTCCGCGAAAGCGAACCTAAACGTGCTGAAATGCTTAATCGATTAAAAGATCGGGTTAAGCATGTCGATAAAAAAGAAGTTATCTCGTCCGACGAATTTGTCGAAGGCGAAACGAACTTTAGTGAAGATAAAGCATTAAGTGCTTTTCTTTTATATAAGTTATTCCCGTCTAAAGCTCATCTATTAAAAGAACACTATACGAAAAATCAAGTCGATAACTTGTTAGGCGATCTTGTTGCTAAATATTACTTAAAAGATCAAATCGATTCGATGTTAAGCAATTTAAAGAACGAGCTAAAATCTTCGTTCGACACAACAGGCGATGGTTTAAAACAATTAGTTAACAGCCTTAAATCTGATTTAAGTAAACATCGTACGCTCGAAGAGCTGGATCATCCCGATGCTAGCGTTACGACTCGTAAGTTACGAGATCATTCTGTTACGAAAGAAAAACTCTCCGATGGCTTAACAACAGAATTAGATAATAAGTTAAATAAAAATGGCGACACTATTACTGGTCCTCTTAAGTTTGCTTATAGCAATCCGATCCTATTCGAAACAGGTCCTGGTACTGGTAAATACCATCGTATCGGATCGGGTTCTACTTTAGAAGAAATCGCTGCCGGTAAAGCCCATCTCGATCTTGGCGATTATGATGGAAACACTTACGAAACTAATTTATGTTGTGTTAACCGTCCAGGTTGGTTTAATTCTACGACAAAAGAAGTTAAACAGTTTGCTCTTAAGGAAGAAATCGAAGCGTTAAATAACAAAGTAAATAATATGCCTAAAGGTGGTGGAGGTAGCTCTACATTTGCTAAGATTTCAGCAAATAAAATTTGGAGCGGTCGTGTTACTGTTAGGAATAATAGAGGATCCAGATCTAAGCCAAAATTTAAAGTTTGCGATCTTCCGGCAAACTGGGATCAAATTATCATTTATTCTTCTATTGAACAACGAGCATCTGATAATGATGATGGTTGGTATAATTATATGACAAATTGTTTTGCCATCTTAATAAAAGACATAGCAGCTGACGTTATTGCTGGGTATCAAGGCATACAAGAAGTAAAATCTTTCTTTGTCGAAGATAATACTTTATATATGCGTGGTCTTACTCCGAATGGCGACGACGTAAGCGTATTCAACCTTTAATTTTAATCCTTCATATGATATAATATATTATATACATTATTATATTATATGGAGGATATTTTTTTATGAAAACGGAATCGATCGATGTTTATGTCGATCATATCGTCGACATGTATTATTCGTCATTTGATTATATGAATCGTAAGTTATCCCGAGCGAGGATTAAAGATATCATTAAATATAATATTATAGGAAATTATCTATATGATCATGTTAATCTAACTAATAGAGACATACGTAAGAAATATATCTTCATTATCGTACTTAAATTTTTATCGATTAAAGATTATTTATATTTCGATCATCATATTCATACATTACGCGGCGAGATACAAACATTATTATTTAAAGAACAAGCAAAACGATTAGCCGATACGTTTATCGGCGAGAAGAATGAAGAACGTACGTTCAACGAATTTAAGACATTCGTCAAAAAAGATTTTATAACGAACTTCATTAATTATAAGTAAGAGTCCTTAAGGGGCTCTTATTTTTTTGTTCTTTTTTATCAAATATATGTTCGCCATAAGGATGTAGATTGTAGTCAGTATATTTTTTGGGTAAGGATAAGTAGGAAAAGGAATTTATAAATAAGTATATTCTCAGTAAAGATGTTTAAATGAGAAAAGCATACCTATAGTCAAAATTTGAAAAATTTTTAGAGGGGGTAAGTTAATCTATAGAGCAGTAAAAATGTTTATTCTCAGTAAAGATAGCTTATTGAGAAAAGTCTATATATATGGAAAATTTAGAATATTTTGTGACGGGGTAAGTGTTTTATATATATATGGCCTATCGACCAAAGTTCGCCCCCCCGCCTTTGATTCATGGTGGTGTTTGGGACGAACGATGGTCGATTGGTCATGACCTTCATCATTGTGATGGGGTCAAATTGATTAAGATATTGTGTAAAACAAAACACTTCCTTCACAATGTCTATGTCTAATTAATGGGAGGAAAGGAATTCAAAATGAAAAAACAATTTGCAACAATGATCATGGCAGTAGCAACAGTACTAGTTATGGTAGCATGGTGGTTGACACCAGTGCAACCAACAAGCTTCCAATTGCATATCGTGAAAGGAGGCGAAACCATCAATAGTATCGTACAAGATGCAAACAAAGACTCGAAGGTTGACTACGACCTTCGAGAAGCTGCTGCAACAGCAGTGGCTGAGTCTCGCAAGATGGAAGGAGGTGCAACCAGCTACACCATTCATCCGGGAGACAAAGTAGCTGTTCCTATCTACAAATAGGTAGATAGGTTCAGCTACTACAGTCCAGCTGTATGACTATAAACTATAGCACTATAACCTTGAGCAATAGCAAAGGAGGTGATAGCTATGAACAAGGTTATAGTTATGTTCATACTGTTTATAGTATGGGCTATTTCCTTAATAGTTCTTACATTGTATATTATACATATGATGTAGAGAACTATTAAGGAGAGCGTCGTGAGTTAGGACGCTATATAAATACTAACTCATTCTTTATATAAGGATCTTATATATATAAGGTCTTTATATAAGGAATATACTTTTTTATTCCTTTATTATTTTGCCCAACGTTTAGGGCTTTTATTTTGTTGGGGCGTAAGCCCAGGGAGGTAGCTATGACTACTAATGTTAACTTTAAAAGATTTTTCTGTTTCGGTATTGAAAACGGTAAAGGTGAAACCTTCCGCATGATAAAGGAGGCGAAACTTGCCACAGATGTTGCAACCAGCGTTGTAGAATTTTACCACGGCGCTGGTTTTGGAAAGATAGTTGCAACAAATTGCAACGATTCTGTATTTATCAAGGACAAGAATGACCGACTATTGTCCTTTGTGACTCCAGTTGGTCATTTAAAAGCAGACGGCTCGAAAGAGTACCGAACTGCATATTGGGCTTGGTGTGAAGTAAAACGCCAAGCCAACGCTGTCACTGAAAAAGCAGCAGCAAAAGCTTCAGCGAAGGTCGACGCCAAAGTAGAAGAAAGTCGTGAAGTTGCGACCAAGAAAAATGCTACCATTAAGGGTAGCATCGAGGTTAAGGCGCCTCAAGAAAAAATGCCTTGGTTTTATGCGGTCAGAAATGGCCGCTCAATCGGTATCTTCACCGATTGGGCTGAGGCTTCGGCCTCAGTAACCGGGTATCCAGATGCCCGGTTTAAAAAATTCCGGGCATTGAAAGATGCCCAAGAATTCATGAATGGGAGTGATAACGAATAATCACCCCCGTTGTTTTGTTGTACTGAGAGGAGGTGAACTATGAAGCAATACAACTATAAATTCTGTCCCGTTGTCAAACTGGCATGTGGTGAAGTCCACGTGCTACGTGGGGACAAGGGAAGGAAATTCTTGAGTTGGTTTATATACGTCCATAAATCGGGCGTATATGATCCACTCAAGGAACGCGTCTGGGTGATCGAATACGGTCGCCCAGACGAAATTAAGAAGGAATGTCTCGTTGCTGCAATCCAGCCATATGGCTGGAAGAACATCGGGACATTCCGAAAGGTATACTCCAAATATTTGGAGTATATCTCCAACAAATCCTGATGCATAAAATAGCGCCCGATCACCGAGGCGCTAGTAATAAATATCGGAATAACATTTCTAATAAAAGCTATCTGTCGAAAATTAATTAATTAAAAAACTCGGCAGTAGATAGATAGCTAATAATAAATTAATACTGCCGAGGAGGAGAAAAAATGAAAAAGTCTAATGTTAAAACAAAAGAAAATATTGTATTAGCTGCAGGCATGGAGTTGCAAGCTCCAGCCGTATCAACAGTAGTAAAACAAAGTGCGCGCTTGAATAAACGTGCTTTCAAATCTTTAACGACTAAACGTCGTGAGCAAGTAAAACGTGCACGCGCGTTTGCTTCCTACGTTAAAGCTCTAGAAACAGTAGCTGGAAACGAACCAGCAGTGGTTCCTTCCGATAACCGGAAGTCTCAGAAGAAAAGAGCCTTGAAGGCTCAAGGTCGCTGCATTGTAGCAGCAAGAGAACTATTACAAAAGCAGCGTTCTCAAGAGTTGGCGGCTCGTAAAATGCGCCGAGAAAAAGGTTTGTTCTTTAAACCGATCGGCCTAATTACTCGCGAGGTTACGGCTATCGAAAAAGCTGCTATGGCTGTAAAACCTATCCAACATTTGTTGGATAGCGTAAATGTATTGGACAATCGTCCAAGCATTATCGTAAGATGTATCGTAGCCCAAAAAACTAAAAAGGGCTTCGTTTACGGAATTAAAACTACATCTATTAACAGATGTGGCATATTCAACGACATCGACATTAAAACCGGTGCTGTCGTTGAAGTGGGTGTATTCACAGCAGATGGCAGATTAAAAGATTTTAAGAAATCTTTAGTCAAAGACATCTGTCTCGATACATTTGTCTTTGACTTCGGCAATCTCAAAGGAAGCGATATTGTTGATGCTTTCAATGAACTTGCCAAGATGCGAGAATTTGCTAGCTTGTTACCTGTAGCTGCAAGCCCATCTCAAATCAGAAGTAATCAGCTTATTCTTTGCCGCGAAGAACTTGGCTACGCTGTTATTGACCGCGTTCACTTGTTGACCGGTAAATTAACAGCTGATAAGAGCGAGTTGCCTGTAGGTAAAGCAGCTAAGTTATTAACACGAGCTGGTCAACCTAACGTAGCTGGCAAAGAATTGAAAATCGACCTCGATAAAGAATATTTCATCGTTGTCGATTCCTTCAATAAAGGCGATAACTTTGACGGTCAATCCTTCCATAACCATGAATGGTTCTGTGAAGGTTATGGTTTGCCATTCTTCTTTGATACATATCATCAATCTCGTTTGATGTATATGGCAAAAGAAGGAAGCCAACCTTTAAGCCGCAAGATTATTAATCGTTGGGGAAAAGAACTCGCTGCAAGCGATAAGGCCTATATTTGCGGTAATAATGCTTCCAAAATTGGCCGCGCCAAAGACCACAAAAATATTTGGATCGTTGGTAACGTTAATGGTGAATGCATCTCCATCCATGACTTAAATGGTTGGAAAGCTACACCAGCTGAACAACAAGCTGTAGAACAAGAAGTGTTAAAGGTTATGGCCTTTACACATGAAACACCTGCAGTTATTGGTTCTCAACCATTACAATTCACAATGATCGACGAAGATCGTCGTGGTTTGATTGCAGAATATGCAGTTAAACAAAAGGTGGCTGAGTTCGAAAGAAGCATCGAATCCGTATTAAAAGGCGGCGATACTGGTTTAGCCATTGATGCAGGTCTTATGGTTGACTATGATAGCGCTATTAAAAATAACGTTATCTTAGCATCTAAGATGGCGGCTATTGCTGATAAAGCTGCGAAACTACTTGAAAATCCTTCCTTTGAGGGTCAAAAAGAAAGTAGATCTTTGAAAGGTGTAGTGGATCCTACTCTATTATTCCTTGATAAAGGTCTATTAAAAGAAGGTGAAGTTGTCGTTTCTGATCGCACATATAAAGCAATGAAGCGTAACGACGGCTTACACCAATTAGTATGTGTAATCTTCCGAAATCCACATGCTGGTGAATTCTATCGTGCGCGCATACTTTCTACATCTATGTTCAAGAAACGTATTCTTAGTCTCCAAGCTAAATACAACTTGTTCACAGAAGTACAATTGGCAGTTGTTCTTAACGCAGTAAAAATGTTAAATGACAACTGTCTCATCACAACAGGTACCGACTACTTCAAATCCTGTTGTGGCGGCAGCGATTATGACACAGACAGCTATGTTGTATGTGTTTATGAGGACGCTTCTATCTTCTCTCATCGCGTTGAACGTTCTGTTCATATTCCGAGCGAGATGGGAGAAAACAAGGTTATTGCATGGAACAATCATCATCAATTAGTTGTTGAAGTGTGGAAAAACGCTATGGAAGCAACTAAAACAGATGTTGGTAGCTATGCTACAATCATAGCTAAAACTTCTGGTCTTTTAGCAGAACCAGCTGGCAGTGCTGAAGTTAAAAACGCTTTCCGTCTAATAAGAGAAGACGCATTGAGCGCTCGTGAAGTTGCTATCGATGAAGAATTGATTCGTGGCAGCGAAGAGGTTCAATATGACAGCTTCTATGAAGAAGGTAAGAATATTGGCGAAGAAGATATTAGCAATGAAAAATTGCAAAATATCTATCTCTCTTATATTCAAAGCCATCTCACTTCTAGCGAAACAATGAGATGGTTACTAGATATTTTGTTAACTGGTCCGGCTGCTATGGGTATGATCATTGATATCCCTAAGACGCAATTACCAGTTAACATTCCTTCTGGCGACTTGTTTGAACGATTGAGCTTGATGCGCAAAAAGTATCAACCAAAAATCGTTCAAAATAATGGAAAATTTGTGGCTGCTACATTTGATTTTAAAACTAAAAAATATGTAGCAAGCGCAAATCCATCTACTTGTGGCGGTTTTATCGAGTCTATGAGCGGTCAAGAAAGATATTATATCTCTGACGTATTATACAGAGATATTATGATTCCAGCTGCGAAGGCTATGTCTGAAGTTATGAACCGTGTAGCTCAAGAATTAGGCTACAAAGGTCGTAGCGAAGGCGAAAAGAACTTGGAAAATAAAGTTGTCGAAATGGGTAACCTTATTCTTGAAGACTGCCGTAAGTCCATATTCAGCATTGACGCTGATGGTATTGCTGTTAATAACTTAAAAACAGCTTTACCATACGTTGCTGATATGGTAGCAAGTGACTTGGGCTCTGGTAACAAATACTCTTTAGCAAAAGAAGCAGGCTTTATCTACAGTGAAAACTGCTTCGCTAAAGAATACTTGGATTTATTGGCAGAACAATTCGGCGAAGAAAAGATGTACGTGCCTGTAACTGTTTACGGCCGTGACAACGTTGCATTAGATATGTATCGCTACCACGATTTCGAAACAGGTCGTAAAGGCGAATATATTTCTTTCTTCGATGGAATTAGCAGCGATAACTGCTTATTCCTAGGTGAAAAGATTTCTGGCCAATTCGAGTTATACCGCAAAGGAAGAATTGCTTACATCATGAAAGATGTAAGAGATCGCTTCGATGCAGTAGAACTCAAAGGCAGAGTTGCTTTAAGAACTCGCACAGAAAATTCTTCTGACGAGATATTTAAACTCGTTAAATGGAACGCTGCAGCTTCTACAGATCAAAAAGCTGAATTTTATTTAATGAGTGGCAGCTATGCCAAATCCAAAGGCGCTGTATGGTATGGTAAAAACAATGACTCCATTGGCGATGGTTTATTTGTTCTTGCTTCTGGTAACAACAAAGTTGCTAAAGGCACACCTATGCAAATTTGCAAGTTTGATAAAGAAGGCGGTAGCTATGTCTTCAATCAAACTGAAGAAGGTAAATTTGCTGTTAAGGTAGGCATCGATGAGCTATGCTTTAATTGCATCGATCTCGATAAAGACAGCAAAAAGAACACTATTCTCTTGTTGATGACAAAACAAGAGTCTGGTGCTTTGTTACCAGAACCAGAAAAAACTTCTCAAGAAGAAACTTCTATTAAAGAAGTTGTAGTAAAGGCCGAAGACTCTACTACAAAAAACGAATGGTTAAGCATGGATAATTATGAGCGCGAAGAAGACGCTATGATTATCTGTGCAACTGGCCATCGTTCAGATAAACTAGGTTGTGGTAAGGGAGACGATTGGAGTTCCAAGTCTCCTAAGTTGCAACCTGTCCGCAAACAAATCGAGAAAAAACTTCGCAGTATCCTCGATTTTGAAATCATAGGCGGACAAAAAACTTTTGAATTGATCAGCGGCATGGCTCTCGGCGTTGATCAATTATTCTTCAGTGTAGGACATCAATTACGTGAAGAATACGCTGCTAAAGGTATTAAAGTAGTATTAACTGCTGCAGTACCTTGCATTGAACAAGATGGCATATGGAAAGATGATTGCAAAATTTCATATGCTGCTATGCTCAAAGCAGCGGATAAAAAAGTTCTTGTTTCTGACAAAAAATTTGTAGAAGACAAAGGCTGTATGCAACGCCGAAATGAATTCATGGTAGACAATGCTGATATGGTATTAGCTTATCATGATGGCAGTGAAGGCGGTACAAAAAACTGTGTTGACTACGCAAAAAGCCAAGGCGCAGTTGTTGTGAATGCTTTTGTTAAAGAGGCTCCGGAGGATATTATATAACCCTCCGGGTCCCCCTCTCTAGCCTTTTCAGAAGAAACATATATTCATTCTAGATAAACCCCTTATAAGTTGAAGATTGTTTCTTGGCTCCGCCACGAAATCACTTATGAGGGGTTTACTCTCATTATTATTTTGATTTCTCATTGGTAGTACTACATTGTCTATATATAGATAATGTAGTGCTATTAATGAGAAGAATAGGTGCGGGCGTCGGTCGTTCTACGATAGAAAGGCCTCCGGCCCGAAATTTTCTATGAGGAATTGTTCCTCACTTTATATTTAATATTTCATGGCGACCGTTCCATGTAAAAATACCGGCAGAGGAGATATCATGTTAAACACTCGTAAACAAAACACAGTAGAAAATCAATTCAAAATTGGTGTTGCATTAAATGAAAAACTACACGAACATTATCGTTGTGCAGTTACATTAAAAGACTTCTTCAATAGATTTTACTATGGCAATAAATTCGATATTCGTCAAATTTATTTAGATGCCATTGAAAATTTTGATGAAGAAGGTAATGTTTACAACATGTATTATATTTACTACGTTGAAGATAAAAAACAAGACGTAGTATCTAGTGGCACATGGGTGTCCGAAGAGGACATCCTTTATGCTAATCATTTATGGGAAAATTTATCTCGCAGAAGAAATGTTGTAAAGGCAATGAACCTTTATAAGAGATAAATAATTTAAAGCTTTAGTTATAGGTATTATTATATCTGTAACTAAAGCTTAATTTTTTTATAAATATTGTTCGGTGACAGGTGTCCGCCCTTATATATATTTATTAGTATAGTGTTGGATAATACTATAATACTAATAAGAGAGGGCGGCACCATATTCGACTTCCGACGCTTGCAACGTTTCGCTATCGCTCAGGTTGCTACGTCTCTGGTCGTCGAATACTCACCTGTCACCTTTATCTTAATTTCGGCAGTGTCCCTTCGGGTCTTTACTGCGAAATATATTTTTTTCTTGTGTTATTTAGCCGATCCGGCTGTGGTAGTTTACTAGTATACTCTTGCCCCGCCGGGGCGAAATATTTTATGAGGGTATTTTATCCCTCTGTACTTTATTTATTCATAGGAGGAGAAAAAACTATGAAAACTATTAAGGCGACTATGCCATTACAAACTAATGCAAATTCCTGGACAGAATTATTATCTGCCAATGTATCTAATGATGACAAAATTGTAAGAGAATTTGTTCGTCATCCTTTGTTCAAGGACTTCTTCATTCGGGAAGCTGGGGTATTTGCTCCAGAAACTGAGTGCTGGCGTTTTTCTATCCCTGGTCATGATGATATGGAAGTATCTGTTATCAGAAGCTCTATGACTTATGGCGGGGACGAAGGTTTGTTCGAACTAGCTATGTTACGTGATGATAAATGTGTTTATGACACATGTATTACCGATGATGTATTAGGCTGGTTAGAAATAGAGGACGTATTAGAAGTCCTTGAAAAAGTTGCGAGAGGTATATAATCATGCCTCTCAAAAATATTGAGCTTGCCCATGGGAGTAAAAACGATACATGTGTGTGGCGAATAGTTATACCAGCTAATAAGAAAGAGGCTTGGCGTCCAAAGCTATGCTGGGTTAATAAAAAGCCTTTTACTGTGGGCGAAGTATTATACTTCTATCACGTAAAGGAAAATTTCCCTTTTTAGGAAGAGCGATGTTATTTAAGCTCGTCCTTAGAACATTTAATTGCCGTAGCTAAAAAATATGACCGCTACGGTGATTTTAAAAACGATGTGTTTAGTTTTATATACGAAGGCGAAGATATTCGTCATTATTGCCAGTAGGAGGTCATATGAAAAAGTTTAAAGCTTTCGGCATCGATATCGAATACGATATTAAAGATGTCATGGCAGAAGATATATGTTCTGCTGTAAAATTATATGTGGATATTCTAATAAAGGATATGCCCGCAGAAAGTTATTTGATGCCAACCGTGGAAACATATAACGGTATGATAGTCGGCGTCATCATTCCGTTTGTAAATATCGGTACCGAAGAGGAACCGATATCTTATGAACGGCAACCAATCTATATTTGCAAAGAAGAAGACTATGTTCGCCTTTACAACGATATTATTAGTGGCTAGCCCTCCGGGCCGAAATCTATTATGAGGAATATATATAGTCTTATGCACGGCTATGTACATTCCTCATTATTATGTATCTGGCACTCCGTGCCGAAATTTTCTGTGAGGTAATCTATCCTCATATTTTGTTATTCTACGTAGGAGGAGAAAATCATGTTCGTAGAAGCTATTTATAATTACACTTTAGTATCTCCAGTAGGAGAATTTATTTCTGTTCAATCCACAGATGGCATCTTTGGCGTTCTAAAAGAGCATCAAGGTTTCCAATTTATTAGTCGTACAATACTAGGATATCGTTCCTGTGGTATGGCTGACTAATGGAGGTATTCTATGAACGAAGTTATTACTGGTCTTAATAAGGCTAGAGAAGATTGTGCCAGTGTCTATAAGATGCTGGCATTTCAGTTAGGTTTTATTATTAGCTTTACAGCTACATTATTGATTTTAATTAACTATTAATGGAGGTACATCATGTTACAACGCGAGATTCTTAATTGGTTGAATTCTTTCTATGAAGAATACCCTACTACATTCAGAGTATTCTTCTTCTTATTAGGCTGGGCTATCGGCTCCAGCATTAAAATTGCTTATTATCAACATCGCTTAACAAAACGCTAGGCAATAGAAGGTTTCGCTGGAGGGTTAACTTTTGAAGTTTCCCCTCCGGGGCGAAATCTCCTGTGACCTCTTCTTAATAGCTAGGGTCATATTTATTTTCATATAAAGCTTTATATAAGCTACCGTAGGTGCTATGTACTCATAATACCTCCCTTTAATAAGATACACAACAACCTAATGTGCATCTACGGTAGTTGATATAAGGTTTTATATACCTTATGAGATTGAGAGGGCTCCGCCCCGAAATCTTTCATGGGGCCTTCTGTGTGGAGGTCCCTTTCATACTTTTTCTCCTCTTCTTCCGCGGTGAAGACTGCGGGAGATATGAGCATTAGATAAGCATTGACCTATCTAATGTTGATATCTCTTGCAAGTGTGTGCAAGAGGAGATTTTATTTTCATCCCGTGTCGTGTAATCGGGATACTTTTAATCAAAGGAGGACATTATCATGTCTAAAACTCAAAAAGCTTTTGCAACTGTTACTACTCATGTGTTTGGCTCTAATGCTAACGGCTTCGCTTATATGATGTCAGCTGTCGTAGCTGGTATCAACGGTGTACGTGATACTAAACCAGTGAAGATGGTAGTTAAAGGTACATCTTATGTCGGTATGGGCTGTGATGCTCTAGCTCAAATCGTAGAGCTATATGCTGATAAATCCGTAGGATATAAACAGTTCACTGGCGAAATTATCACTAGTGATGCAGTAGCAATTCGTGCATATAGCATCATGAAGAATTTAAAAGCTGGTCTTACTCCAGCTAAAGTAGCTGATGCTGTTATGAAAGAAGCTGATGGTCCAGAAGACCGCGAAGCATTCAAACGTTTGGCTATGGCATTGAAAGATGCTCAACAACAAAATGTACGCTTGCGTATCAGCCGTTTGTCTCAAGAACACTCTTATGCTTTAGAGGTTCCTGAAGGCGTAGAATTGTCTGCTGGCGACGTTGTCAAATTTGACCGTGGCGTTGCAGAAAATGGTGTTAAATTAGCATTCGGCGTTCAAAGCTCCTACGCTTATGAAATCGCTGAAGTTAATGGCGAACTTAAGGCTTTACGTCCTAAGAACACTCCAAATGCAAAACATCGCATGGCGTGCATTAACAGCACATTAAATCTCATTCGTGAGATTAAAGCTAAAGAAGTGTCTGCAGAAGACCTTATCTAACATTGGGGGCATTAGCCCCCTTTATTTTTATTAATAAAGAGGAGGCCCACAATGGCTCAATTTAACTTAAAACATAATAACGACAGTATCTTGGAATATATGCGTGAGAAGATTACTGTTGAATATAATGGCTCCGTTGAGGATATCGACGGCGGTATTAAGGTCGAAGTTGACGACAAGCACTTAAAAGACATCACCGATGCCTTTGCCCGTGCTAAGAGAAATACTATGTTCTCTGGCTGGGTTAAAAGTGCAACTAAGTTCGTTGGTCGCCAAGCTGACACTGTAAAAGATGTCGGCATCGGTGCAGTTGGCATTAGTGCCAAAGGCATCTTTGGTGGTCTTAAAAAGACTGCTGAAGTAGCTATGGGTGCTACTGCAGTTATTGTTAACGAAGGGAAAGAAGCATGGAAGGAAGCTAGCGTAAGCGATGAACTTCGTAGCTTGAAGAAATCCTTCGGCTCTACTGGTAGCAATGAAGAAGGCATTGAAATCATTAAAGATAATGCTGAAGCTACTGTAAATGAAACTGCCGGTGCTGAAGCTTAATAATTTTACCGACGCTTGCTATTACCGTCATTAAATATTAATAGCATATAGCTCTAGTTGTCGAGAGCGAGTGGGACGACAACCTTATTCCGACCCTTAAAAGATGTTCTTGGTCGGGCTAATAAGATATGAACATCTAAGGTTTATAAGCGGGCGATGTCTGACGCTTATAATCTAAAATGCAGACATCAGAATAGGGTTTAGTCTAGAGGGGCAGGGTTTGCTCTTCTAGGCTAAACCTTTATTTTTTCTTATGTTGAATATACATTTAGGTGATACTGTTGTTACAGCGTTAGCTAAATATATATTTTTTTATAATTCACGAAAAGCATACTACCTCAGTACGTATGTCCTAATTCGGGTGTTAGCTTTAGCGAAAATCCATTTTTTTTGGACACATTTGGCAGTGGGCTAATTTTTTTAGTGACTGCTTTTTTTTATCGGAACGATTACGTTTCCGATCGCCAAGAAGCTTGAAGGAGCGAGCGCCAGCGAGCGACGAAGTTATTATTTATTATAGTATGAGCCCGAGCGAAGCGAGGGCGTATGTATGTATTCTCTGTGTACTCTCTTCTAAAGAGAGTAGTTTTGTATTTAATATTACAGTATCAGGCGAGCGAAGCGAGCCGTTAATTCTTTGTTTACTTTCTTCTTAAGAAAGTAATTATGTTTATTATTTATTATTAGTAGTTCTCTGCTATCTCTCTTGTAAAGAGAGTAGTATGTATTATATATGTATATATATATAGATTCTCTGTTATCTCTCTTCTAAAGAGAGTAATTAGTTATTTATATATATGTATTATAATAGTATTAACGCAGCGAAGCGAACGAAGTGAGCGGAGCGGAGTATATTATGTAGTATATAGTTATTCCCGATGAGCGAAGCGAACGTCAGTGAGCGGAGTGAATTGTAGTGTCCTAGCGTAAGCGACGATCATAAGAGTATATGTTGTATATTATATATAGGGCGAGCGAGGCGACCGTCAGGGAGCGGAGCGAGCATATATAATATTTGTTAGCGACCGCAGGGAGCGCAGCGAACGAAGTGAGTGAGTATATATAGTCTTATAGGAGCTAGATAGGCAATAAGGATTGATGAGTATTTAGTATATCGTGATATAGTATATCGTATTATACTATAGTAGTATATAGTAAATTCTGGAGATCCTTATTTACAGTAAGAAGGAAAATTCGGCCTTAAAAATTTGGAAGCTAAAGGCTGCAAAATTTTAGATATTTTCCGCCCGGGAGTATCTGTATCATATATATATTATAAGAACGAATGTAATGAGTGATTTTGAATATATTATGTTAATAATATATAGTATTTTCTGCCGTCGGTATTTTGTTAAAAGAGAGATATGTTTTTAGTTAATGTTTTTCTATATATAATATATATAGCTTGTTAAAAACTTTCTGGGTGGGTATCTTATAATAATATTAAGCGGCAGCAAAATGTTATTATAGATTTAAATCTTATATTAGATATAATATAAATGAGAGCTATTAATGTGAAGAATAGTGAGCGCCGCGAACTATTTAGCTATTTATATTTATTAACCAATACGATAGTATAGTATGGTAGAGATCGTATTGGTTTGTTGTGAGCGCCAGCGAACTGAATGTAGAATTCGTTTAAAAAATAGTGTTATCGATGTAGCCTGCGAAGAGAAATAGTATTCTTTAGAATTCGTAACAATATATCTAATGCGTTTGTGTGTCTATCGGTATATATCAAGAAAATATATACTGATGTGTGCGAGCGAAACTTGTGGAGCGTGGCACGCAATCAATTTTTATATATCGTAACGAAGCCGTTTACGGTTCGTATTAGTATTATATATAGCTTATGTATATAAGCGTATGTATATAATATTTAATACGAATTATACCAAAGTATTAGAAGTTAGTAAGCGTCTAATAAGTAGGTGGTTTTTTTTGTTTGGGATCCGCCGTTATCTTAGTATTTCATTTACTAGCTAAGGTATTTAAAAGTCCCTTGCGTTTATTTTAGTCGAGTTATTTTATAGCATTTATATATATATAATACTATAATAATAACGAAGAGCCATTACTGTTAAGAATGGATAGTAGACGAAATTGGGAACGGGGCCCCAATAATAGTTATTAGATTTTTAATATAATAACGTTAATGGTTCGTCGTGTACGATCCTCTGCGAGTTGTTTATCTTCACAGCAGATTACGCAAGTAAGAGTTTGGAGCATTTATAAAATGGGCCAACATTTTGTTAGTATTCTTTATATATATTATATATATAAACACATAAAAAAAACGACCCCCATGGGGCCGTTGTATATTATATTAAATCTCAAAGCGGTGAAACTTCGTTTCACCGGTATATTACGTGTCTTTGACATGGAGTTATTAATAATTTAAAAAAATATTTCAGAAAATAAAAAAGACCCCGAAGGGCCATTTTTATATAATTATTTTTTTAATGTTCAAAGCGGTGAACTGCGTTCACCGGTATATTACTCTGTTTAAGTATGTCGTTAATCAAAAATAAAAAAATATTTTTTATTTAATTATTATATATATATCAGACAATAAAAAAACAGCCTTAGATTTTTATATCCAAGACTGTTTTGTGTGTGTAAATTTCAGTAGCGGTGTAACGTAGTTACACCGGTATATTACTCAAGTTAGATGCATCATTAATCAATTTTGTAAAAATAATTAAATATACAG